CGTACTAAACAAATGTACAAGGACTTGCGGCTTGAGGATAAGTATTGGCGTCGGGCTATGGAGGCTGATATTTACACTTGTTGCATTGCAGCCGAATTGGATGCGCCTACAGCTCGTGAAAGCGTTCTGAGACAGCTTTACTTGCAGAATCCGTGGGACTGGCTAATGTCTATGTTCCGAAAGGCCAAAAATAAAGATGATGATACAACGGAGTCGCAAGCCGAAGCTGAAGAATATGACGATAACCGTCCGTTCACATTCGCCGACTTGCATCCGTCCGATGGTTCATCACTTGGTGGAAGTATTAAGGATGCAATCAATTTCACGTATTCTGTAGAGACAGAAAACGAGGTAATGGCCGGTCCTAGGAAGATCTCGAAGTTCGAGGAAAATACATTGAAGAGCATTGTCGGCAGTATGTCGTCACAAACCGATGACAACTACTATGTCGAGCATATGTACCAGCTCGTTCGGTTCTCGAACAATTATGCGACTTCGGAAGCGTATATCCAGTATGTCTCTGACAAGCTGGATTCTATTGAATCGCTGTCCGGTAATTATTCGTCTAGCGAAAACGGTATGAACAATTCTAGCATTCGCCAGCCGTACTATGTAGACAATCCTACAGGATATCCGACGGCTGATGGATCTGTGTCGAATCCGGCGATTGTCGCTACCTACACGGTTCAGAGCGATTTCGACCAGACGCGTTCGGAAAAGATATCATACTTCCAGTTCACGCCGCAAGCGTCAGGCGAAACGCTGGCGAACTACTACGCGAGAATGTACCAGTCAGCAGTGAGGTCGTGATGGCTCACAATTACTATAAAGATTGCCATAAGGGAACGTACACCTTGTTGCATCCGGAGAAGTATATGCCTAACGCTCCACTCCCCAATTACAAGTCGGAATGGGAGCAGAAGTTCTTCGTACTTTGCGACGTGCATCCTCTTATCACGATGTGGGGGTATGAACCGCCTCCGATTTCCATTGCCTATATGTCGCCGAAGTACCAGAAAATTTCAATCTATAAACCAGACTTGTATGTTGAAATTACCGATAAGGACACCCAAGCTGTTTCGAAATACTTAATCGAAATTAAGCCGACGACATATTCCGTTATTCCGAAGATACCAAACCCGCCGTCCAACCAAGCGGATGAAGCTGCTTGGGCTAGGTACCGTAAACGCAAGGTATCTTATGAGGCTAAGTTGATGGATGTTATGGTTAACCACGCTAAATGGGCAGCCGCCGAGGAATGGTGCCGTTTGAGGGGGGTTAACTGGTTTATAGCGAACGAAAAGAATATGGGGAAATTGTTTCATTATGACGTTCGACTTTAAAATGTAATAATTTAGGGTTTAATCAAGGATTGTACGGATTATGTCGTGTTGCAGTGATTCTGTAATCATCCACGGTGGATATGAGCCTCTAAGCCAGCGTCTATTGTCCTACGGGAAAGACGCATATAGCGACGTAAATTCACGTCAGCGAGTGGTTATGTGGGTTTTCGTATTCTATGACGAGAATGACCAGTGTCCGTCTTGCAAGCAAGCTTTTAGCGACATGTTTTCTTGGTTCAATAAGTACCATCTGTTCGACGACCCGGTTCGTTGTGTTCGGACGGTCATTGAGCCAGAACCAGAAAAGAATCTTATCTACACTGACCTAGGAATGCACAAGCTACCAGCCGTTGTGTTCTGCACCGATAATGGTCAAATTTACGATATCGTATTCGAGTTTCCTGGTCAGAAATGGCTTGAAGAGTACATCTTGCCGTACATCCAAACCGACGGAAAATTGGGATAATGAAATCAAAGGAAACGGTCTACATTATGGGCTACAGCCTCGATGCTGTAATCGAGGCGCTGAGACGCAATATGAATGGCGAGTCTGTTCACTTTTTGGCAACGGCAAAGCTAGGTGAGCCACTTGACCTTTTTAACGATATGCTGTCGAATCGCACGGTAGCCATATTGAAGGTAGTCTCCCCTATCGACATCAACTATACGGAATATCATAATCCACGGTTCCTCTACATCCCGTATGACCGTGTGCGTATCAAGAATACCAAGAACGGAATTATCCAGTTTCCGCTCAACAAGAACTCGTTTGAAGACATCGACGAGTGGACTTCCATATGCGAATCCTTCAAGAAAGACCCAGTATATTCAGTCTTGATGGACAAAGGTAACTCTCCGTCGAAGCTGGTCAGTGCTATGAAGGCCAATATGCCCAGTACGTTCGTGGATACGTTCTGCAAGGCTATGGGCATCACTCGCTGGCGAGGAATCCAACTGTCTCACTTGACTATGATTGGATTCAATTACGAATATCCGTTTGCCTACCTAGACAGAGATTACCAAGAGACTTTCTACAAGCCCGATATGACATACGAGGAAATATGTACGCAGATGCTCGCCGTTGCCGGAATCCCGGTTACGCATATAAACGCCAATGTCTGCTCAAAAATTATCCGTGACCGAGAATTTACTGACCCTCTCATCATTATGGACAACCGTATCGACTGCTACCTCCGATATGTGTGTGGTCGTTTCGATAGAATACGTATGTCAAGCGAACAGGTCAAGATGCCACCGCAGCTGTCCACTGGCCGTAACGGTCTCTACTACACGCCGTACAGCACTGACTTCTGGGGTGTCGAGATACTGGGGGACAAGGCTTACAAGCTCAGTTCCGAGCTGGTCAATACGCTCTACGACGAGTTCATTTCCGAAATACCGTTGAGTAGGACAAACGCCAAGCTTTATAACCAGTACGAGTCTATGGTGAAATTCTACGGCCCGAAGAAGATGCTCGATGTACGCCAGCGAGTCGAAACAATGGTAAAATGAAAAACCACACTAAGTGTGGTTTTTGTTTAGTCATCTTTCTTTTTGAAGCTTCGCATTCCATAGTCTCGATAATATTCGGTCGGATTAAACGTCTCGTACGTGAATGCTTTTTTCGTGGCTTGCAACGACTTGTAGCTTTCCTCATAGAACGAATGCCGGTATGAGTTGTAGTCGGTCTTCTTGTCAAGAGCATTGAAGTCTGAACCGTCGCGAGTGTTGTCACGGAGGTAACGAAGCTGGGTCTTGAAAGTTCCGTGGAAGCAGTTCGGATATGCAAAACTTATGGTGAATTTATATGGATTATTTTCATTAAATCCGAGCTTCATGTCTGGGGAATTTTTCAAAACAGCTGAATTGAATTCGAACATTTGGTTTAACGAAATATCGGTAATGTATGGCGACTTTTCAGTTGCAAATTGTCCAGTACCGCTTCTTTGCATTGTCGTAGCTTCTGAATAAACGTCGATTGCTACGTTTATCTTGTGCCAAGTGCTTCTTGCCTTAAGTACAAGCGGACTGAACTGTACGTTAAACAATGCGTTAAAGAACTGGTACCACATCATGTACGGGTCGTCAACAATTTGAAGTTTCAAATCTTTCGGACCATTGTCTCCAGTCAGGAGAGGATACTGCATCTGTTTCGTAGTATCGATTGATCCAAACCTTATCGGGTTTGCCGAGTTACCTAGAACAGTGGCCGATTCACATGCCCAGTACATGTTGAGGACTTTGCTCGAACGGTCGTAGAACATGTCGAGCCAGTCGTTGAACGCGGCCTTCCAGTGAAGGTCTCCGGTATCCTTGAAAGTCTTAGTGTTCGTTATAGTGTACTTGTCGGCAAATGCGTTCCTGTCCATCACGCGCAGAGCTTCGGAAACGTACTCGCCCCAGAACCCGACGTGGTACTTATTGAGCAAGTGTCCACGAGCTGCCGCGTAAAACTTGTCCATGTAGAAGGCTAGGTAGGCGTCACCATGAGCTTTACGGTTTACAGAGTCGCCTATTCCGGCGGTCGTACCGTGTTTGTAGTTAGTTGCCATATCTTACCTCTACTTGTAATAATAGCTGTCTGAACCGGAAGAAATGCAAATGGCGTTCATCAGTTCGTTAGGGTCAGGGAGACGAATAATCCGCTGTATCTCGTACTTGATGCTCAAGTTAAAAGTTACGGTCTGCAGAGTACCCGGCTTGAAGTTAAGCGGAGATATTGCCGCGAATCGACAACGTTCCAGACGGACTATCATGTATTCTTGTGCGACATCGTCGGCCAAGTGCATGTCAATCCACTGGATATAGGTTAGACGATTGCGGTAACGACGGTCCGGACCGTATACTCGGTGATTTTTATCTCGCACCGGGTCGGCGTCGGTCTGACCGCTCTGGACGACATTCATGTAGCGACGGATCGCCCACCAGTTTTCGTATCGGTTGTCAGCCAGCATCGCGACTGAAATAGTGTCGTCGTACTGGTTGTCCTCTTGTGTGGGGATGTTGGTCACAAACTTGTAATGTCCTTCCTTTTGAAACGAACAAGTCAGTCCTGGACAAACCCAGTCCATAATGTTGGCATTGACAACTTCTTGAGCGTCAGTTGTGTAAGGTTCCGTAACGCTAGTACGCTCTTCGACATGATTGACCGGAAATTCAGAGAAGCGCAGACGCGCAAAGCCCTGGTGTACAGGCACCGGGTTTCGCGTCAATCGTCTTGCTTGATTCTGGAACTCTTCGGCTAAGTCTGTCATAGACTAACCTTATTTCTTGACGTTGGACGGTTCGAGCTTCTTGGGCTTCACAGCACCGCTCTTGTCAACCATTTTGTTGTCCTTTGACGGAATAGCGTCCTTAACAACGACCGTCGTACCAGTCATATCAATGATCTTCGGCTTTGCGTCAATCTTTCCTAGGTTGTCCTTCGGTTTTACTACACCAGTCTTGTCAACCATCTTGTTATCCTTTGATGGAATGGCGTCCTTGACAATGACTTCGGCACTTGCGTCAACGTCGAACTTCGGCTTCTTGTCGATCTTGCCGAGACCGTCCTTCGGTTCCACAACGCCGGTCTTGTCCGGGAGCTTGGTAGCGGAAGTCTTGGCCATTTCCTTGAACACGCCGAGGACTTCGGTTTCGGAAGTGCTCTTGCCGTTGAGTCCGGTGACCTTGGTGGTCTTGAGAGCCTTGATGGTATTGGAAATCTTTTCGACGGACGGAATCTTTTCGCCGTTCTTCACTTCGAGACGACCGAAATCGTCACCCTTGGTTTCAGCTTTTTTTGCCTTCATATTGCCAAGAAACTTTTCCCAAGCGGTAGCAACGTCGGAATCACGGAAGTCAACCTTGGCCTTCACGACGCCAGTCTTGTCGGAAACAACCTTGGACTTCGCCGGGTTGGGCGTGCTGAACGGGAAGATGTCTTTGACATCGATGGTGGTATCGGTCTTGCGCGGCTGTTTCTTGGCCTCCAGAATGATCTGGGCAAGCTCGGTTTCATTAGGGAGGTCGAACATATCGAACATAGTCTATACCTTTAAATGTGCTTTACATCCTAGTTTATATGATTCTGTTTGTTTCAAAATGAATAAACTGCGTATTGAGGAATAACCGATGATTGACACGAACAACAAGCGAATCAGCCTCTTAAATAGCATCAACGCTGATATGCTGTGGGATAGCTCACAGCAGATTCTTCTTGAGATGAAGGCCAAGAAGGTGGCCGGAATTCGTCTGATCAACTACATCAACGCCGGAATTACATGGGACTCACACAAGGATATCATCCTTGATTTCTGGATTATGAACAAGTGCCGCGAGGCTGGTTTCGCGCCTCACGACTTCGACGGTATGTCTCGTGTCGTCGACTTGCCGACGCTCGCGCAGAAAAAGTATGCCGAGTGGTTCGGCTCCTACGATTTCCAGAACGAAGACCCTAACTGGATTACTTTTGTAAACGGTACGCTGAACCTTTTTTACCATACGTCTGACCCCAAAGAAGAGGAAGACGGCGAATGGTACATAGAACTTATGCAGTCCGAGATGGATGCTCGCTCTATTTGTGAAACTCAAGTGTATCACGGGTTGCCGAACATCAATACGTTTTGGAAGGTCGATACCAACTCCAAGACCGAAGAAGTCGGTGGTCGTCGTAACGGTTATATGTATACCGTCAAGCTTAAAGACTTGAATCCTATTGATACGAAGAACTTCTATTGGGGTGTAGTATTCCAGTGCAAGGAAACCGTTAGCCTTGGTTATAACGACCACGGCGAATCTAAACGCAAGTGCATCAACTGGGCGGCTAACGCGGAACACATGACTCTAGTTCAAGTGAACGCTGACGGTCGTCTAAAGATTATCCCGGTTCAAGTAGAAGGTAAGGCTTGGAAGGCAGACCGTTGGGTACCTGAAGGTATGGTTAACCAGAACCCTATGTCTCCTAGGTCGCTTTGTGAATATATTGAGTCGAATTTCGATAAAATGTACGGTGTCTGGGATAGAATAGACGCCGTCGTCAAGACGGCTCGTGAAAATACTACAGCTCGTATCAACGCCTTGAATACGTTCAACGACGAAGAGATTAAGGTATCCAAAGTTATTGGAAACGTCGACCGCTTCATTAAGGAAGGTAACGTATCGCCGAAACGCCTTGAATACAACAAGGAAGTCCGTAAGGCTCTTCTCAAGAAAATCCGTACACGTGAAAAGGAAGAGAAGAAGCAACTTAGAGACATTGTCAAAGCTGAGAAACGTAAGGAAGAGGCTAAACACGCAAAGTTTCACGTTTCTGCACAAGCTACCTAATACATAAGGCGGTTGTCAAAACCGCCTTTTAATTATCCGTTCAACAGACCAGCTAGGTCGTCATCCGATGTGTCTTCTGGAATCGAAGGAGGAGCACTTTCAATTTCGTCCCAGCTCATGTCGTCTTCGCCTTCAACCGGTTGGGCTAAGTCATCCGGCGGTGCCATAGGCGGTTCATCGGCTGGTTGGCCGCCTCCAGTCGGGAGGTTGTCGAACTGGTCTTCTTGCGGCAACTGTACGTCTATTGGGTGAATCTGGGACATGTCGTTGCTGACTTGGTTTAGTATCTGGTCTTCGTCCTTAGCGAGGCTACTGTATCCGTCCATTCCCACCTTGCTTGCAAGACCTACGATTTTAGTGCCGTCTTGTACCTTGTTAGGGTTTACGCCAACGGTCGCTTGAAGATGTTCGACCGCATCGGAACTGGAAGGCGTGTTCATCGCACCTTCGATAAGGTACTCGTACAAGTCGGTCACCGCTTTTTTCATTGAAGGCGACACCGATTCAAGAACATTTTTTAACGACTTGTGCATAATGCGACCTCTTAGATAAATCGAACGATGTTCGGGTTCTGGCAGATGATAGCCGCCGAAAGCTTCTTTGCGCCACGTTTCCTTATTCGTATCCGTTTTTTCTTTACCGGTACTGCGGTGACGGGTTCATTGGGTGGTTCATTTTTGGGAACAGTGGTGACATCATGTGAAACCGGGTCCGTGTTTGTTGCTTCCTCGTGTATATCTACTGGAGGCTGAACGAGTTGGACGGTTTCCACCGAAGTTATATCGAGGGCATTTTGTGCCTCAAAGTTTGATTTTTTCTTAGCCATATCCGTAGTTTATACGTTCCGCTTTTCCATGAATGAACTAGTTTAATTCTTACGATAAAAATCCTATAGGAGAAAAACCCAATGTCCACTGAACTAATCATTGTACTGCTTGTGATTGCCGCGTTGGCGGTCGTAGTCGGCCTCTTAATCGCATCTGTGTCGAAGAAAGCAGCCGATACCGACGACTTAGTCATCGATCAGGACACGCCAGCGGAATACACTCTAACAGTTGACGAAGCACAAGCACCCGCAACTGAAACTGGAATCGTATCGGCTCCGATCGTTCCGGTTGTTAGCGAATCTGCCGAAATCGTGGTTCCGACTGCAGAAACGGCACCCGCCGAAGTTCCCGAAACTCCGACCGCTGAACCGGTTAATGAAACCACTAATACTGAACCGGCAGAAACTGCCGAAGTGGTGGTGACTGAAACTGTCGCAGCCGTCGAAGCTGTTGAAGCTGCTACCGAAACCAAGGTCGAGGAACCGAAGCCGACCAAGAAGAAGGCCACCAAGAAGGCCGCTACGAAGTCTACCAAGGCCACGACCAAGAAGACCACGAAGAAAACTACCAAGGCCACCAAGACCAAGGATGTTGCCAACTTCATCGACACGCTATCCAAGCCGACCGAAAAGAAGACTCGTACTAGAAAGAAAAAGTCCGACGATGTTAAAATCGTCGTGACGGCACCTCTCGGTAAGACCAAGTCAATTAGAAAAAAGAAAGCCTAAGAGCTGAGCATTAGGATTTCTCGAACCGCTGCCAGTAGGTAGCGGTTATCATTTGTATCTGTACGTTATTCGGCCACGTTCTAGGTCATACGGACTTATCTCGACAATTACTCGGTCGTCCGTGCATACTTTGATGAATGCTCTTTTTTCCATCTTACCCGACAATCGGGCTATTAGCTGGTGACCGTTTTCCAGCTGTACGGTGAAGAATCCGTTACCACGTTCTTCCGTCACAATTCCGTTGACTGATATGCTTGCTTCCTTAGCCATTTACTTCCTTTTTCTGGTGGTTTTGATTGTGGGCGGCCAATAATGACTGCAGATAGTCCTCTATAAAGATGAACTCGTGATTGACACTGGCTACCTTACCACCAATCATCGCGTAAACTAGTACGCCGGTGCGGTTTCGGAATACGCAGCAAGACTGTCGGTCGTGGGTTACTCGAATCGTTACGACATAGTCGGAATATTCGTAACCCGGTCCGGACTTGCAACCGACCACGCTGACAGCGCGTGAATACTTGGTTATCTTAACCGAAGCTTCATCGACCAGCTTTTTGAAGGCGGCTTGGTCTTGGGTCAGTGCCAAGGAATCGTATATATCTCGTTTCATAGTCATATAAACTGGAGTTTATTCCTTGTCATGTAAAATTTGCATTACAAATTCGGAAGTATTATATTTATTCACAATTCCACCAAGCGAGTGCGGATGAAGACCTATGAAGAAGACTGGTCTACAAAGAAACTGATTGAGGAAACTGTCAAGTACAAGATCCTCGGACGAAAGGCTGAAACCGAGCTTTTTCGCGAATTCCATTCTATCAAGGACGAAAAACGTCGCAACGATATCAAGGTTGCCATTATTCAGTCCAACTTGAGGTTCGTGTTGGCGGTAGCCAAGGCGTACAAAAGGTCTACTGGGCTTCCCATTAATGACTTCTTTGCCGAGGGAAAGCTGGGTATGCTTGAAGCGTTTAACAAGTACGACTATACCAGCGGTACAAAGTTCGGTTCATTTGCCGTATTCGAGGTCAGGCGCCACATGGACTTGATAGTCCACAACAGTGACATCGTCCGCGTTCCGGTTCGAATTAGAAAACGCGTACTCAAAGCAAAGAAGAAAGGCGAGTCCGTTGATAATATCCAGTACGGTCGTCTTGCGGAAAACGCAGTGTCCGAACCAGCATCTGTCGAAAGCAGCGTGATTGGGGAAACCGCGAGCAACAAGTTCCCGCTTATACTTGCTGAAACGCTTGCGTCAGACGAACGTACCGATGCGGCTCTTGACGACGAAATCTGCCGAGAAAAGCTTAAAAACGCACTCGAAGATAACTTGACCCCCGAAGAGACTAATTTACTGCGTAGACTGTATGGCTTGGATGGATACGAAGATACCGTTAGTGAGATTTCAGCTGAACGTCGAGTCAGCAAGGAAATCATACGTCGCATCAAGAATCGTGCTTTGGCAAAGCTAAGAAACGTACCCGTCGTGTCCGAGCTTCGAGACGCACTAGGTAACTGATGGGTTTTCTGAAAAACATTGCAACGAAATTATTCGGTACCAAGGACGACGATATAGTCGAAGTTGAACATTTAAAAAGAAGGTCATCTATGGCTGAAGAAGATTTTGGTTCTACCATCATTTTCAATAACGGTGTCCCGGACTACAACGTTACGCTGGGGAATACCGGTGAAGGCGAACGTGTCAGTATGTCCGCCATACAGCAAACTATGAGAGAAACTGATATGATTAACCAGCGTCATCGAGTAGGAGGTAGAGGTATGGGAATTGGTTTGAACACTATGGCTCAGCAACCAGCACCTCAACCTATGCAAAATCAGCAATTCGCTGGAAACTATGCACAACCGGCTGTGTACCAGCAACCGCAACAGCCGCAACAAATACCGCCAAACTACTATCCGCAGCAACCAGTACAGCAACAGGTACCGCAGATACAACCGATGCCACAAGGCATTCCTATTACACAGCCGCCTCAGCAACAGCAACCGCAACCTCAGTCAGCTTACTACTTGCAAGAGCCGTTCTCCGAGCTGATTATGACGAACGACGAATGTCACGTTATAGTGGACTTGCCGGGAATTTCGAAAGAAAACGTGACGGCGACGCTGACTCCGCAGAACGAGGTCTCAATTACGTTCACTCGAACCACTTTCGTAGACAAGCTTACCGCTGAACTGAAGGCCGCAAAAAAGGTAAAGGGTGCGAAGGGAACAGCCAAGGCGAAGCCGAAAATCACTTCCCAAGTGAACATTCCGGACTACTTACTTGGAACCCACACCGTCGTCTACCCGATTCCTAGACCGGTTGACAGCAATAACATCAAGTGGAACTTCGATAACGGACAGTTCCATTTAACCCTTGGCTTCTTGACACCGCTCGAAGGAACAACAATTAAGCTTGGCTAAGGCAAGAAACCTATAAACTAGGGAGTAACTGAACAGGTTGCTCCCTATGCTTTTTTTAGAGACGGTTAAGAAAATCTGCGGCACAAATAAGAACCTTTACGAGGCCATCCTAAGCTTGTATAAGAACGACCCAGAACACTTTATTTTCACGTTCTGTCAAGAGCTAGATGCAAACGTTTCGAAAGCGTACGACGAAGGCGTACTTGATCGCATTTTTTCGAATGAGGGAATACTGTTTAATGTGCTGGGCGCTAATGTCAAATTGTCAGTCGGTAAACAAGACTACACCGTAATATATAACGCCGGGTTCGGAGGCGTTCGTAATGATTCGGTCAATATCTCAATAATGGACCAAGTGGCTAGGATATGCAGCGAGGAAGGTAATAGTTACGAGTTGAACCGGAGCGACCCGCACTATCGGAACCGGATAGCTCTTGACGCATATGTGCTTGCAAAGCCAGAAATAAAAGCACAACTGGCGAAGAAACTTCCTAAATATTCAGTACGCAGAAACGTATATTAAAAGAAATCCCGGTCGTTAAACCGGGATTTCTCATTATGATGACGATTTTTTAGTGATTTCCGCAGTTGCAGCCTTTCTTGACAGTCCCGTACGCTTTGCGAACAACGCTGCTGACCTTGTAAACTGCCTTTAGAGCGGTCATCTTGTACTTCTCAGGAAGAACCCACATGTAGTCCTTGACTTCTGGGAAATCCTTAACCAAAGATTCGATCGCGTTTGCTCCGGTATACTTGTTTCCGTCCATAGCGATGTACTCAAAGTCGGAAGCGTTCTGCGGAGCCGGAACATAGTCCACTCGGTCGCCAATCTTGCGTTCGACAAGACGGCGATACTGTGAACAAATCGGACATCCGTTGTCGTAGATGAACTTTGGTTTTGCTTTGATGACACTACTCATTACCACGCCCCAAAGCTGACTTTGCCAGCGCACTGGCTAGTTTCGATATTTCCGTCGCGGTCAAGTGTCGTAACTTTCGGCGAAGCGAACGTGTACGACTGTTCACCGAAGATGTCCTTCATCCTCTCGATGATTGCCTCTTGGTCGCAGAACTCTCCCGGCTTGCATTCTTCAGCACCTTCGATGTTCTTTTCACGAAGCATGTCGTTAGTTCTGTCGGTGACTTCCTTCAAGTGGTCTTCGTCGATAGAACCGTCGGTGAGGCTTTCCATCTTTGCGGCATCGTTGAATGCCATGACCGTCATGATGTCGTTGAGAGAAATGCCCGGAATCGGCTCGATTTCGTCTTGGTTGAACGAGAATTCTGGCCAACAGCCGTCGTTTCCTTCGCAATATTCATCCATGTCGTTAGTCGGCTTTGCGGTTGTAATAACCGGACCGTCGGAACTCTTGATGATAAGGATAACTGGCTTGTTGCAACATCTCGTTGTGACATAGTCGCCCGGATGGAACTGATGTTCGCATTCCGGGTCACCGTCCACACAGCATTCCAAAGCTTTCTTGAGAGAACCGATGCCACCAATCTTAGCACCGAGACCCTTTCCGAAGATCCCTTCGATTTCCGTGTCGGTCAATTCGGCGTCAGGCTTTTGTTCAAAAATTGGACGCTTGGTCTTGACCTTGTCGGAAGTCAAGTTTCCAGAACTTCCGCCAACTGACTTGGAGTCAGCCGTGCCGTTCACTTTGATGACTTTTACCTTACCGTCATCCTTTTCGAACGGTCGATTATCCATCTCACCGTCAATAATCATCGCACCGTGGTCGGTGTCGTCAGCCTCTTCCTTTTCCTTGGTGAGGTCGATTGCTTCCAAGGCCAAGGCCTGTGTAAGTTGCTTCAAATCGTCAAGTTCGCTGAACATCGGTCAATCCTATGGTTGCTTACTCGCAGTTTATATTGTTGCCATTTGTCTCGGCGTCTCCATTTTTGGCATATTGTACGCCTTTGCTTGTTCGTACTGGAGCTGTCCGACCGCAGCCTGTTCATCGACCGCGTCTTGGTCTTGTACGAACTCGATGGCCTTGTCCTCGTCGGACTCGTGACCCGGCATAGAAGCGAACATAAGCTCAAGTCCGCTGAGGAACGGAATCTCGACCTGATTGCCTTGGAACCAGTTGGATGCTGCGTGATAGATTACCCAGTACAACGAGGTAACGTGGTCGTCGTGGTTTCCGCCGCCACCACCCCAGTGCTTCTTGGTAATTTCGGTGAACGACATCAGCTCGTTAATTGTGGTCTCGTCGTGGATCTTTGCGTAGAACCTCTGTACATAGAGCTTCAGTAGCATCACGGCACTCTGCTTAATGCCATCGGTAGCCCACATACCACGGAACTTGTTGTCGTAATTCACTAGGTTTTCATATTCCAAGTTCTGCTGGAAAATGAAGTAGGTACGAGCACCCGGACCGTTGAATTCGATTGTCAAGTCTGGATCGTAGTAACCCTTGAGCAACTTTCTTGCCATTGTACAAAAGTCTTCGATTGTCACCTCATTGGACGACAAGACGCATACTTGTTCTAGGTCAGTGCTGCTTCGTGCCAAGAAAATCTGAAGTACGTGGTAGTCTTGACGAATACCATAACCGGAGTCGATTGCGGCGATATAGACCCAGCCGTTAACTTCAAGTTTCTGCTTTGGTAAAGGAACTTGGAAGATTCGTAGGCTATACTCTGACGGCAATCCTCGAATGGGTTTCGGCTTCGATGGGTGAAGCTTCTGCAGAATGGTGAAGTCGATGAGCGTCACCGCAGAACCGATGAAGTCGCACTCGTATTCTTGTCTGAACTTCTGTTCGCCAATACGAGCTTTTTCGTCGATACCCCACTGGGCGTCACGTCCCGGAACCTCGTTCCATTTCACGGTAGATTTGATGTACTTGGTCATCAAATCGTGATAGGAGGCTGTTTTTTCGTCGACCGCGTCTTCCCACATTCGATAAAAATGGTTAAGACCGAATGGAGTCTGAAAACCGGCGACACCATTATATATGACTGAATGAGACCATTCACTGCCGTCATAATTGTCATTGTTTAGCGAAAAATCATAGACTTTATTGAACGACTTCGTAATTTCGGTAATAGGCGTCCATACGCAGTCTGGCTCGGCGTTCTTGAACACGTCATACTTAGACCAGACTTCCTCTGGAAGTTTGGACTTAATTTCAAGAACCAGCTTACGGTTCAGATGGATATCATGCTTGTCACAGATACCACCAGTAAGCTTGAATTCATTGTTTGTCAACACCTTTTCTTTCTTTAAACGGCGAATTTCCGGTGCGGCAAACGGAATATAGTCATACCGACTAGGACGTTTTTTACGCTGGGTTTGTGTTTCTCTAGTAATCGTTTTACGATTAAGTCCGAAGCCAATTTCATCAAAGAAGGTGTCAACCATATCTTGTTGATTTATTTCGAGAGTCCATATTTCGCTGGAAACCTTGACTTTTTTAGTCGGATTTGTATACCTATGGTACACGCTGCATAAAATGCCGAAATTCGTCAAAAGAACTCTTAATTGATCAATCAGTCGTTTAGATGTAGACGCGTAGCAAATTCGCTTTCTCGTCTTGGTAGAGCACCCGTCTCCGTCAAACATACCGCGAAGCATTGCGGCTACGCATTTCTTTGACATACGCATTAGCCGATCTGGAATAATTTTACGAGTAGCGTGACGAGTTATGTCAAATCCGACAAATTTAAGCAGATTGACAAGCGATTTAGACGTAATTCGATAGTGAATCCCATCGTAGCAAGTGTATTTTAACCAAAGCCGGTTGAACGTGCAAGATAGGTCGTCTCCGCACGTAATATCCATACAGGTACCACCGATTTTATCGGTTGCATTACCCTCGGCAATGTATAAACCGAACAAATAAGCCAAATCTTCTGTTATTACATTTAACTTACCAAAATGATATTTAACATCGGTATTGGTGTCGTCAAACCCTAGTTCATCGTTTCCCCAGCAGTTCATACCGTATTTGACCATTACATAATCGCCGGGCTTTAGCTCGTGGGCGCGGCGAATCTTGTACACACCGTCACGACAAGACCAGAATTTGTGCATTAGTGACGTTTCCACTTCGGAATAGCGAGTCGAAATGATTCTAGTTTCCTTGGCGTCACCGTCATTGTGCATAATATGACCTTTATTCATACCATATCGGCCAAGAACTTGGTATTCTGGTACTTCATAACCCAGAACTCGTCCGTCATCGATGACGTAATCGCCAACAGTTTTGATGCCTTCTGGCGTGAATACCATTGTATCTTTAGCGACACAGCTGGTAATGATGACTCGCGTCTTCTTACCGGAAGAGATTGCCGGGAATACGGAGGCCATAAATTCGTCGGCCATACCGTTGCGCAAGAACGCAAATTCGTCCAAATACAGCAAGTTTGGCGAGAAACCACGAATACCGTCCGGAGAACTAGCCGCCACGAGGATACGAGTGTTGTTTGAAAACTGAATACTCATCTTGTTCCAGAGCTTCACACCGGGCTGTAACCAGTAAGGCAACGCCACATAGGAATCGCGCAGAAGCTGCAGCTGTTCCTTCGCGAGCGAAAGTTTGTTTGCAAGCATAGCGACTAGCTGGTCGCCGTGGAACATCGCGTGCCAAAGGATGAACCCTCGAACGATTGTTGATTTACCGACCTGTCGTGACCAACGGTTAATGTTGAATCGATACTTCAAGAATCGCTTGATTGCTTCGTCTTGGAAAGGCCAAGTCTTAAAGAGCTGCATACCGTTGTCTTTGGTATTGATATACATATACGTGTTGATAAAGTACAACGGGTCCTGAGCACACTTCTTTATTTCAGCGAGGTGTTCGGGTTTCAGCTTAACCCTTTCTTTAGCGTCTCTCAGGTTTGTAATACCGTTAAATGACATTCAAATCTCTTTTTTGTATAATTGCCAACTAAGTAGTTTATAAAACGGCGGATCTAATGAAATTTTGCGTTTTAATGGCATTTTATGACAAAGGCAACAAGTTTCGCGAACGTAATTTAAGCGAAGTGGTCGACAAATACTTGACAACTGACGACTTTGATGTTATAATCGCTGAACAATATCCACAAGGATTTGCCGAGACGATTTCCAAGATGAATCCGGATAGGGTAAAGTTCGTCTCGTGCAACGAAATGAAAGGAGACCCGGAGAAGAAGGGACGGTTCTGCAAAACCGAACTGCTCAATGCTGCAGTGAAAGCATATCCGGATTATGAGTATTACGTGATGGGTGATGCTGATGCGTACCTCTCGGACGAGTGTTTCAGCTCGTTGCGGGAGGCCGCTTCCCGCCTAGACTCTGGCGAAGCTTCGATCGTATTTCCGTTTGACGACGTTCTGTACTTGAACGAGCCTGACACGAAACGCATCGTCGCTGGCGAAGAGCTTCTTCCCGGTACGAAGGATCACGGAGCCGAGATTTTCCGACAAACCGGACTTTGCAACATTTTCAAGAAGTCTACTTGGGACACAGTCGGCGGTTTCGACGAGGCTTTCACTAACTGGGGAGCCGAGGACGACGCCTTCTTGACCAAGTGCAAGCGTCTGGTAGGCCATAGCCTTAGACTTTCCGGAACCATCTACCATCTGTTCCACCCGAAGGTCGATACAGAATCGTACCGAGAATCCAAGGACTACGTGGACAACAGAAAGCGTTGCGCTTGCTTGCGCCGTATGTCGAGCGACGACTTGAAGCAGTATTGCGCTGGAAATATGAATCTGGCGGATCTGGTGGAGAAGTACGACGCTTTGGGACGGCTTTCAATCCGTCTGCGTTGGCAGTGTACGCCTTTGTGCCTTCTTACCGTGGACACGACCATTTACGATATCGATAACGAAGGCGATATGTCGTTCACCAAGTTGCTTGACGCGGTCGCCGCCGAGGATGGCGCGTGGTACATCCCGACTTTCGTCAAGACCGCGCTAGGTGGTCTTGAAGGGATTCCGGGTCTTAGCGACGAACAGAAACAAGAACTGAAGGACTATCTGAAAAAATGCAATTCGTAAAGGATATCGGAACCGAGGACGGTTTTTCGAAGTACAACCGACTTGCTAGGGACGTTGCAGCCGTGTGTCGAGACACACGGTTCTCTTGTCACGAGAACCCCGATGTCGCCGTGTGGCAGCTTGGGGACGGAATGGCAATCGCCGACCGTTTCTTCAAGAAGCCCATCGTCCTCGTACACGACTGGTACGCCCATTACGAGCAGTACCTAGATTTGGCTGGCAAGATTGTCTTCTTGGGCAATTTCGACCACCCAAGGTACCCGCGGTCGTTTACTCTGTCGAGCTTCCCGTACGATGCCGAGAAAAGGCTTCCTAGCGACGGCATAGACGTGCTTGTGGAAGGCGTTTTTGACGGCTCCTCTATGGACTGGGTGCTCGAACGGTGCGAAGGAAAGCGTGTCCGTATGGCGTGTTTCTCCAACGATGACCCAGATTGCGACGATGCCCAGACCGAGCTTGAAAAGCGTATTGGGGAGGTTTCCAAGTACCTAGAGGTCAAGCGGAGGGTCTATGAGCTGGTTCTGACCACCTATATCCGTTCGGCACCCCTGACTCTCCATTGCGGGTCCGGAAATAGGGGTTTTTTGCACTGTGTGACAGTGTCATACAATGGACAGACACAAAAACGTGACGACAATTACACTGTTTCAACATTAAACGATTTGCTCAGGGTATTGCGCTAGGCATAGTAAAATGCTATAATTTTCTTGTTTTTTGAGGAATTTAGATGAAAAACATACATTCAACGATTATTTACTGGAGCAAGGTTATCCTTTTTGCGTTGTTCATAGGTAACGTGCTCCGTGTCTGTATCCGTACTTGGAAATATGGTGGTTCAAAGACCAAGGTGGATGTCAGCTATGATGGCGACAATGAATTGAACCCAATTGACGATGACATAAGAGGTGTGTAATGGCAGAAAGTAATGAATACATGGAGGAACAGCAAGATAGCGGACATTTCGGTTCAAAGATTATTCGCAACATCGGAGACATGTTGTTGCATATCTCGATCGATACCGACATGTGGGTAGGCCGTTCGGCGAAGGAAAAATTACGCTACTTAAAGAACCAATTGAATGGAGTAAATGGGTCTAAAATCATTAACGTCGGGTCGCAGCTTCTTGAAAGTATTATCGTTACGGCAAAGGCGTCGACTAGTAACCAAGTCATCCGTTCTTATGCTGATTTGGCCGAAACCGCGTTGAACTTGGGAAAGGCAAGCATGGTAATCAATAACTTGTTTGTCGCTCAGAAGTACGAAGTACACACTGATTACGATGAACTAGCCAAGTTCATGGGATACAAGAATGGCCGATCCATTCATGTTAGCCAGATTGACGCTACAGCCGACATCTGCAAGGCGTTGGTAGAGATGACCAAGGAACAGCAAGAGAATAGCGGATTGAAAATTTCGAAGATGTTTACGCCGAAAACAGATACTCCGAGTACGAGCAATTCCAAGCTTGTTTGCACTTACATCTTGGCGAAGTACAAGAATACTTCCATTGGCTTTGAGGTCAACTACATGCAGCACAAGAGTGCGAACATAGACGCTACCTCCAGCTCGCAGTTCAGTTACATCAATATCGGCGTTTTCAATGGAGATTTGTTTAACAATTCCGACGATGACGAGGACGACGATACCGACATACTTGGAGAAGTCGAAAACATCATATATTCGAACTATATCAAAACAGTCGACATATCGAAGCACATCATACGGATTGACGGAACGACCATCCACACCGCTCGCCGTGAAAATATTAACTTTGATATCAAGAATATCGACTTGAACACTATGGCTAAGACGTGCCGTTCTGTATTGAACGCTCACCGACGCCGTGGATATATCTTGCAGGGTGACCCAGGTACTGGTAAGACCGTGTCGATACATAAGCTCATTATGCAATTCACCGATACCCCGGTATTCTGGATTTCTTCCGACGCCATCAGCGACACGAAGAAAATGCGTTCAGTGTTCCGTATATTGAATATGTTCCCCGGTTCTATATTCGTATTCGACGATATCGACGGTAACGATTTCAGCGGCAAGACTAACTTGACCACGACCTTCATTACTTGTATCGACGAAACCAACTCGAAGAAGTTCAGCGGTATCATCATTATGACCATCAACGAGCCGCAGAGAGTCCATCCGACAATCAAGACTCGTAACGGTCGTATCGACGAGGTTATTCACGTTCATAATCCCAGCACCGTTGAACAGGTGTTCGATGTTATTACCCAGCGTTATATCCATCTTGGTGTTGAAAAACCGGCTTGGATGACGATGGATAACAAGGAATTCCTCGATGGTATGGAAAGAATCGTGAAATCGAACTTCACTCACGCACACGTCGCCGGTATTATCAGCGACTTGGTAGACTTGTTCGACAAGGACGACTGTAACTGTGCTGCGTTCAATTCTTTGATTGACCGTCGTATCGAAAGTATCAAGAACGCATCTATGGTGGCTGACGCCTCCGGACATATCGAATCGGCTGGCCCGACTATGAGTGTCCACGTTTCGTCGACCAACGTCACCCACTAGATATAGATACATATCAACAACTTATCAACAATATGTTGTAGAAGAGGCCGGGTAAACCGGCCTTTTTGGTTTGCAATTCAACCTTAACATTGCTAAACTACCGATTACCCAAAAGAGATAATTTAACCGCTGAAGAAGCAAAAGAGATGCTATGCTAATTTCTGTAATTAAGCGAGACTACCGCAAAAGACCATTTGACACCAAACATATTTATGACGCAATTGAATCCGCATTTAAGGATTGCAAGGAGGCGTATACCAATGATCAACTTGATGGCTTAGTCGAGTCTGTCGTAGATGAATTGAGTGCTGGTGGTAAGAAATCCGCTGACGTGGAAACCATCCAAGATACCATCGAAAACGTCTTGATGAACAACAGTTTGAACGCCGTCGCCAAGGCATTTATCGAATACCGCCAGAACCGTGCTCGGATTCGTGAAAACCAGAGCGGAATTTATGCGATTATCCGCCGACTCAAACACGATAAATTGTCTAGCTGCAACATCTTGCGTGATAACGCAAATGAATCTGGCGTTACCCCAGCTGGTATGTACGGTAAGATTGCCAGTGAAATGAACAAGATGTACAACTGCTTGAACACGATTTCCAAGAAATATGTTGACGAGCACGCCGATGGTCAAATTCATATTCACGACCAGAACTTTTATGACCTCTCCTTTAACTGCTTGTTTGCCCCGGTGGGTAAGTTACTACGAGAAGGATTTGATTCTGGTACGGGGTTCTTGAGAAAGGCTAATTCGATCAAATCCGCCGCCGCATTGACCGCTGTAATTTTGCAGTTGCAGTCTAACCAGCAGTACGGCGGTATTGCGTGCGACAATATCGACTTTGACTTGGCTCCGTTTGTTGATATTTCGTTCCGAAAGAATTTGGCTCGTGAAATGAATGGGCTTGCGGTTTGCTCTAAGAACCCGGAATATGCAGAATACCTTGCACTGCCGACCGAGAAGAAGATTGACGATACGATTGCCCGTATTGCAAAAATGCTCCAATCGCGTGGCGTAACGATGGATAGTCCTAGAGAGTTATTGTACTCCCAGTTCCCTATCGAACAAGTTGACCGTGCCATCGAATTTACGGATAGTAATACCCACCAAGCGATGGAAGCACTGGTTCACAACTTGAATTCGTTGCAATCAAGGTCTGGTAATCAAGTACCGTTCTCTTCTTTGAATTTCGGTATTGATACTTCCAATTGCGGTCGAATGCTCAGTAAGAACCTTATGCGTGCTCAGTACGAAGGTATGGGCGACGGTCTTACGGCCATCTTCCCCATTTTGATTTTTAAGCTTATGAAGGGGTTCTCCAAGCTTACGACTGATCCTAATTACGACTTGTATTTGCAAGCGGTCGAATGTTTGGCTCGTCGTTTCTACCCGAATTTTGTAAAGGTCGACTCTAAGTTTAACCTTCCGTATGTGAAGTATGACACCGTTGAACTTGATTTTAAGGATGGACAGCGGATTTCTCACCGTGGGTGTGATGATTCTATTACGGTGACAGCCGACACGGACATCGAAACTGCTAAAGGTGAATATCCGATTTATTCTGTAAATCTTGGTGTTGGCAGTAACTGGGATATCGTGTCTTGTAAGGGATTCCACGCAAAGCTCCGTCGAATTGTTCCTAACACTACCGTGGCAACTATGGGATGTCGTACTCGCGTTATTGGTAATGTGAACGGTGTTCAGCAGACGACCGGTCGTGGAAATTTCGCTTTCCACACGATTAACCTTCCGCGTCTGGCCATTGAAGCTCATATCGAGTCCACCAACGTCGAAACCCGCAAAAATTTGTTCTTTAGCAAGCTTGACGCTATGCTTGAAGATGCCAAGGGAAGCCTTCTTGAACGCTTTAAACTGATTTGCGAGAAAACGTACGAGAATTTCCCCTTTACGATGCAGCAAGGCGTATATTTGACTTCCGACGATAAGCCGCATAAGCTCACCGACAAGATTGCCGAGGTTATGAAGCAGTCTACGCTGAGCATTGGTTATGTTGGTATTGCCGAAACGATTCGCGTTATTACTGGCAAGACGTATGGAGTTGACCACGAAGAGGATGAGTTTGCATTATCCATTGTCAAGCGCATTCGTGACTTCTGTGACCAGACTCAGGCTGAAACACACTTGAACTGGAGCTGTTTTGCAACGCCAGCTGAAGCGGTTGCCGGTCGTTTTGCAACAATCGATAAGAATAAGTTCTCCAAGGAAGTAACCGACGAGAATGGTCATACGATGTTGGTTGCAAAGAACAAGAAACTTGCTGATGTGGATTTGCATAGACTGTTTGGTAAGGGTTACTATACCAACAGCCATATGATGGATTTCTCGCTCGAAACGTCTCTTGAAAACAAGATTAAGACCGAGGCTCCTTTCCACGCTTTGACGAATGCTGGCCACATTTTCTACTTCAAGATGAATGGAGACTTGACTAAGAATGTCGAGGCGGTAAAGGCTACCATTGATGCAATGTATGACGGCGACTTGGGCTATTTCACCGTGACAATGGATTCGGACGACTGCTTGGAATGCGGATTCCACGGCATTATCAATAATGAATGCCCGAAATGCCATTGTAAGGATGAAGACAAGTTTGTTCGTGTGAGACGTATTACTGGATATTTGACTGGGTCGCCGAGAAAGACTATCAAGAAGTCTTGGGGTGATGGAAAGCTGGCCGAGCTGGAAGACCGTCACAATATCTAAGCCAGCGAACACCGCCAAGTACGTTTAAAGGTCAATATATAAACTTCCTTTAGAATACTTGGTGGAACTCGTATTCAAATATAAGTTTTGGATGCCCTTGGTATACGCAGAGTTCCACATTATTGCTATACCGAGGGTATCTTTTTAGGTATCTTATGGAACTCAAGATATTAGAAACTGACGAAGACTTTAACCAATTTGTGATGGTTAAAGGTGTATGTAAGCGAACAAAATGTGTATTTAAGTGTCGAGTATGTGGAAATATTGATACTAAATCGGTTGCCGCAATGCGGAACTACCCATTTAAATGCAAATCGTGTACGCTAAAAGAGTCACACAAAGGTGATGACTATATACAGAAGCTTCATAAAACCAAGCTTGAAAAGTACGGAGACCCGTTATACATCAATACTGCTAAGATTCGGGCAGTTTTAAACGAAAGGTATGGCGGTTCGCCATTAAATGACCCTGATATTAAAGAAAAATATACCAAAACTATGATGACAAAGTATGGTTGCGAACATCCTAGTCAAATAAATGACTATGCTGAAAAGTGTAAATCTACTCGATTAAAGAAATATGGGGATGAAAATTTTAATAACCGCGAAAAATCTAGGCAAACTTGTTTAGCTGTCTATGGGGTGGAACACGCTATTCAGAACGCCGAGGTTATTCAGAAGTCGAAAAATACGAAGAATATGCTTTATGGTGACCCAACTTTTAATAATCACGAAAAGACGGTTAGAACAAATATGGAACGATATGGGGTTCCAGCAACTATGCAAGTAAAAGCATTTTCGGACAAAACACATTCCAAATATACCTACAATGGAATGTTATTTGATAGCACTAATGAAATTGCTTACTATATTTGGTTAGTTGATAACGGACACACGGTCGAATATCAACCAGCCGTTGAGTTTGACTATCAATATTACGACAGTCTGCATAAATACTATCCAGATTTTATGGTTGATGGCCAATTAGTAGAGATCAAGGGGTTACAGTTCTTTGAAAATAAAGATGCGTCCAGTAAGATGATAAATCCGTATGACCGCCGTATGGACGGCTTATATGAAGCTAAACACCAGTGTATGGTTGCTCATAACGTCAAAATCGTAACTGATTGTAAAGCGGCAATCAAATATGTCTCTAGCAAGTATGGTCCAAATTTTCTAAATTCTTGCAAGAATAAGAGGGAATAGTATGAATTATGGCAATATTTACTATATGTCCATCGTAGACGGCCCCGGAAACCGCGTATCACTGTATGTAAGCGGTTGTAGAAACCATTGTCAAGGATGTTTTAACGAGGAAACTTGGAACTTCAATTTTGGAAAGCCGTTTACTGAAATTGAGGTAAACGAGATTATCGAAGCGTGTAAGAAGTCCTATATTTCCGGCTTGTCGATTCTAGGCGGTGACCCGTTCGAACCGGAGAACCAAGCTGGGTTGGTTGGCTTAATCAGTCGTTTCAAAAGCGAATGCCCGGATAAGACATTATGGATGTATACCGGTTATATTTATGAGCAAGACTTGAAACCGGGGCAGCGAAACCACGTAGAGGGGGTTACAAGCCAAATTCTTGACGCCGTGGACGTGTTAGTGGATGGCCCGTTTATTCAAGCCCAGAGAGACCTAGATTTGCAATTTAGGGGTAGCCGTAACCAGAGACTACTGAGTAAGGCGGATCGAGTCGGGTTATAACAAGAAAGGCGGCACAAAGCCGCCTTTTTATATTTGTAATTGTGGAAACTTCCGTCGGATTAGTTCAAGTGTCGCTGGATTGGGCGGATTCTTGCTGTTAATCTCATCTATAACAGTCCAAAAGACTTTGGGGCAGTATGTGGCGATTCCACTGGAAATGTATTCGCTTTCGCAACGTTCCACCATAGATTCGCGGCGTCTGCTCATAGGAGACTCCTACTTGGCTATGCCGAGGTCACGCTGCGCTCTGGAGATGCATCCTTCGATTGCGACCTTCCAGTGGTTCGATGTAAAGGAGCCACCTACCTCGATCGGCTTGTCCGCTATCTTCTTGCGGCTCTTGGATATGCCCAGCTTGAATCCCATATTCTCGCCGTAGTTGAACGTGAGCATAAGGCTGTCCGTCTTGAAGATGGACATATACTTGGAATCGCAGTCGCGGACGAAACCGAGCTTGGTGAGCATCTGGTTGAGTTCCTTGCGGTACTGCAACGAGCGGTCGTTTTCCTTCTCGACCTCGGTTTCCTTGGCCGTGATGAAGTTTTCAATCTGGCTGCAGACGATTTCCGGCTTCATATCCTTTATAACGATGGAGTCCTTGCGGCTACCGGCATAGTTGTAGAACGCAACGCGAACTGTATGGTGGCTGTTGGATTCAGTTATGGACACTCCGACGGTTCCCTCTAGTTTCACCTTCGCATCCTTGAAACGAATCGTGAAGCTCTGATTCTCGTGGATAATGACGCTCCAGTTCTTGGAAAGCTCGTCGTAAATCTGCTGCTTGTATGGGTCTAGGGGGTACATTAGCCTAACCTCTCTTTGTCGGTTGCCTTGTTAATGTCGAAATCAATCATTATCTGGCCGCGAATCATCTCGATGGACTTGCGGAAAGCTTCCATCCGGTTCTCCGGTAGATACTTGGCCAATTCGGACAGCTTCTCGCATTCTGCGGAAATAATTTCGTACTGCTTCGGGGCGAGCGAAGAACGTGTGAAATATAGCTTGTGCGCATTCATTAGAGTACGCATGATGTCTTGTGTACTTCCGCACTGTATAGTGGATTCTGCTGGACTATCGCAGATGGTTATGTATATACGCTCTACTGTGGCGTTGTCTTCTTTTGCCGAATAAGTGCCACGGAAGGTGCCATATAGTTCGCCAGCGGCGAATTCTCCGGCAAAGTTGGCAATGGTGGTGCTTAGTACCTTTTTTGTATCTTCTACAGCCTGTACAGCAACTTCTGCATCAGTCTCGAACACGAAGCACATCGCGTCTGTAAGTTGTCTTTCGAACTCGTCCTTGAAATTGGAGGCGCTGAAAATCATGATTTTGCTTAATTTGAATTCTAAATCTTAAATTATTACATTCTGGCTTATAATGGACTAGTTTAATGTTCAACAGGCGTCTGCCTGGTGAACCATAACCATTTTTCGAGGATTTTAAATGAGGTCGCGAGAAGAAATTAAAGGTTTTCTGAAGGATATCCAGCGTCAAGACGTTGGTATGGTTGAACGAGCTAAACTTTTTGCTGAATTTGCCCACGCCGGACAGCTTGACAAGGGTGGCCAAGCATATATATACCATCCGACAAGAGTAGGCGAGATGACAGCCGAAAAATACGGCGACGACTATCTTACTGCAATTGCCTACATGCACGACGTTGTAGAGGATGGCGGCTTTACGGTGAGCGACTTGGCCGCATATTTCCCGGAGGCCGTGTGGAAGACTGTCGAACTGCTTACTAGGGGTAAGTCGGAAGCTCGCGAAGTCTATATCGACAACATCGCCAAGAATCTCCTTGCGACCAAGGTAAAGCTGATGGACTTGCGCGACAACATGGACCTGTCTAGGCTCACATATGTCACCGAGAAGGATTCCTTACGACAGTCTCGCTACGTTGACGAGTTTCGAAAGCTGGAAGCTGTCTTGACGAAGTTCGGCGAAGACTTGACTCCAGAAGAGCAAGAAACCGAAACATACGCAGAATTATACATGTAGGACAATCATGAAACAGTGCATGATTTCAGATAGCGTCAAAGGGACTCGCACCTTGGATGGATATGACCTCCAGTGGGGAGAACCTAGCGCGGTTGAGGGATTTGAACAACGTCCGATACGACCGATTCGAGAATTTGAGGACGGCGGCTATACCAACGACAAATTGCAGATTACGGAAATCATCAGATTGCTTGATAATATGCAGATTTTCGAATAAAACGCTTGTAGAATTTAGTAGATTAGACGACCCAGTCGACCGCCGCCAAGACGCGATTGAACTTTCCGAACGCGTTGTCACGGCTTCCCCACTTGGTCATATTTCCGCAAAGGCCGGTATGGTAGGGATATACCATACGGTAATCGCATTCCAGAGGCTCGTCGTGGAGCTTGAGAATGGACAAACCTTCGTGGCAAGCCAGAAGGTCGTGCATAAGCTTGGACGGCCTCACTCCGTACTCGTCGACAATCATTCCCTTGAGGCTACGCCAGATGCCGTTGGCGGCGTTGCGCTCGTTGTGGCAGACGTTCTTGCCGATAAGGACGATTCGGTCGATGTTGCTGCTTTCGAGGACGCTGACGGTAGCGTCCACGTCGCAGTTGAAGTTGAAGGTACGGATTTCGCTCTTTCCGGCGAACTTGGGCAATACCTTGCGGATAGGCACGATGTTCGCGCCGACGAATCCGCCGTTCATCACGAGATTGGAAATCTTGTGGGTCTTGACGAAATCGGCGACGATGGTCAGCGCACCGCCGTTGAAAATGGTGTCGGTATCTTCCGGGATTGTGTCTCGGACTTCGATACCAAGGTTCTTGAGCATTTCTACTCTGTGGAGGCCGACTTCCGAAGTCGGCTTGGGATCGAGCACTACGCATCCAAGGACTCCCTTGTCGCGCAAGTAGCGTGCTGCAATCAGGTCATCGACATCTTGGTCGATGTCAGCAATGTATGTTATCTTTTTCATAGTCATACTATGAATATAACAAATGTTGCACGACTTGTCAATAGAAAAGCTGCAATTTTCTTGCGGCTTGTTGAATTAGGTTGCGTTTACGTCATCGGCTGCTGGCTGTTCTGGCTGGTCTTGCGGTTGCTGTTCGGCTCCACCGTCGCCTCCGGTAGGCTTGGGAGCCTCTTGTTTTTCGGCTGCCTTGGCTTGTTCTGCTGACGCCTTCTTGGCTTGGTCGACCGCCTTCTGGCTACACGAGTTGGTAAGGATCAGAATTGCTCTTGTAATGTCAGCCGCCGTGTAGTTGTCGGAACACTTGGAAGCGAAATTCTCGACAGCTTTCGTGATGTACGGGACCAGTTTCTCGACTTTCATCTTCTGCTGCGGATTGGTAATACCGAGGTCGTGCAGAGCGGTGCGTGCGACAAGTCGGAGGTTTCCGGCGGCCTTGAAATCGTTGGCGAGCTTCTGGGCGGTAGGAGCCACGCCGTTGTCCGCCTTTTGGTCGGTGTTTACTGATTCGGCTGAAGATTCCGGGTCGGCATCGGTAACTGGGTCTTGCTGTGGCGGCTCTTCGGCTGGCTGTTCATCTATATTCGGTTCGGCGTTTTCCTCAGTCTGTGCTTCTTGGCCATCGGTAGCCTCTTCCGGACCGGGTGCTTGGCCATCCTCCCCTTCGAATATGAAACAGCCTCCATTGCGGAAAGCCTCGATAAAGTCTTCGTTAATGCTGTATGCCATAGTCAACTCTGATTAGTCCTTTTGCAGTTTATAATGCGAATTACCGTCCTACCCGACTGTCGCGTGCTGTTTGTAAATAAATTTTTACAATAAAACCTATAAAAATAGTAGACATTGACAGATTTTTGTACTAATTTTAACATATGGATGGCAATTCCGCCATTCCATATGTCTAGAGGCCACCATGACGATGACCTTTATTAATGCGGATGATCCACGCCTCCTACCGGAAACGGTCGAGGTACCTGACAACCTAGTTCCGGAAATGCGGAACGTCACCTATATATG